AGATCGGCTTTTACGCTGGCCTCGAAACGGACGCCATGCCCGTCCTCGAAGAAGCCTTTGTCCGCGTCAAACTGGGCGCTTAAGAGGTGCATCCATGAACGCAACCAAGAACATGAAACTGATCAAGGTCAAGGCGGGTGCTGCCTCTGGCACCACCACGCTGACCACCGACACCATCGACACCCAGGGTTTCGAGGGCGTGATGATCTTCGGCTCGATTGCCACCGTGGACGCGGGCAACTATGCCAAGGCGCGCCAGGGTGCGGATTCGGGCATGTCGGATGGCGCCGATCTGGAAGGCACCAAGATCGCCCCTGGCGATAATGGCGATTCCTTCTGCATCGACATCCTGCGCCCTACGGAGCGCTACGTTGACGTGGTCATCACGCGTACCGTGGCCACCGTGACGGGCGATGTGTACGCTTTGCTGTATGGCAGCGTGCGCAAGGCACCTGTCACCCAAGGCGCGACCATCGACGCTGAAACCCACGCCTCGCCAGCTGAAGGTACAGCGTAGTCCAAGCCTGGTTTGAAGTCAAAATAATCATGGAGGGGCAGCGATGCCCCTCCATAAGGAGAGTAAACCATGTGGATCGAAATGAAGACGTTGAGCGCTGGTCCCAAGGGATCCCGCGAGCCTGGCAAATCGTATGATGTCCCCGACAAAGAGGCTAGGGAGTTGATCGCTGGCGGGTATGCCGAAGAAGTGAAAGCTCCGCAGCGTGGCATCGTTGCTGAGAAGGCTACGGGCCGCCGTGGCCGTGAGAAGGCCGTCTCCGTCAAAACAGATGAGACGGACGAATAATCATGAACCTGATCGTGATCGCAGAGCCCGCGACCGAGCCTGTTTCCACGGAAACAGCTAAAACCCATCTGCGGGTGGATGGTGCTGCGGACGATGTGCTAATCGACGGCTACCTGATTACAGCACGTGAGGTATGCGAGGGCCTGGCTCGGCGCGCGTTTATCACGCAGACGCTGGCCTTGGTGTTCGATGCCTGGCCTGCTGTCCCGCTGGAGTTCCCGCGGCCGCCGCTGATCAGCGTGACCTCGGTGAAATATAAGGATGCAGACGGAGTCGAGCACACTATGAGCTCAGGCGATTACATCGTCGATGCGCGCACAGGGCGCATGACGTTGGCAGATGGCGCGAGCTGGCCCAGCGTCAAGTTGTATCCCATATCTGCAATCACGATCACCTTTTCTGCTGGTTATGGCACCGAAGCGAACGTGCCCAAAAAATATAAGACGGCCATCCTAATGCTCACTGCTCATTGGTATGAAAACCGTGAGGTTGTATCTGATATGGTGCGCGAGATCCCGATGGGCGTGCGCACGCTGCTGAAACACGACCGCGAACGGTGGTTCTAATGAACTATGCCGTCAGCATTGCCGACATGCGCACGCGCATCACCTTCCAGCAGCCGACCGTAATTTCAGATGCAGGTGGTGCCCAGTCTTCGGGCTGGACCAACGTGTCCAGCATACCTATCGTCTGGGCCCGCTGGACCAACGAACACGGGCAGGAGGCTGTTCAGAATGACTCGGCTAGGTCCGCCCAGCGCGCCACAGTGACGATCCGTTATAGGTCGGACGTCAACACGAACTGGCAAGTCTTGAAGGACGGCGAGGCCTGGCAGATTTTGTCCATTGACCAGGTGCAGGATCGCAATCGCTATGTGGAGATGGTGGTCGAGCGCGTGAAGGGAGCGACAATGCCATGACCAGTCGCGGGATATTTACTCTCAGTAATCTCGATGAATATCTCGAAAAAATCGTGGCTGCAGGCCAGGACGTGGACCAGGCATGCGCGGAAGCCCTCGAAGCCGCTGCACCAATCGTGACTGAGAAGATGCATCAGGATCTGCGCGCCAGTTCGGAGGAGTGGACAGGCGCGACCGATGCGACCATCGAGCAGACGACAGTTAAACGTGAAGGCAATTACACCTTCGTGGAGATCACCGCAGGTGGCACACCCGCTGAACAGGCATTTTACAAAGAATTTGGAACTGCGCGCCAGGCAGCTGAACCGTTCTTCCGCCCATCGTTTACCAACCGCCGCCATCTCTGGCGCAACGCACTAAAGGCTCAATTGAAGGCCAAAGGGTTTACCGCATGATTATCTACGAGCTGGTCAAGGCAGCCCTGGCATCACTCTCTCCTGCAGTGCCGTTTGCGCTGGCGCCATTCAAGGGTACAGGCGCGCTGCCAGATCAATATATCGCGTACCAGTTGATCGGCAGTCCACCAGAGCAAAGCGCGGATAATGCCGAGACAGAGCGCTCATACCTGGTGCAGGTGACCATATGGAGCAGGGCAGGCCTGGCAGTATTGCCGAACGTCGATGCGGCCATGTCTGCTGCTGGATTTCAAAAAGGCAATCAACGCCAGTTGCCGCAGGACTCGAAAACGGGTCATTATGGCCTGGCGACAGACTATGTCTATTTAGGTTAAGGAGTAACCATGACACAAGCATCTGAATACAAATCGGTCGTCGGTGTGGACAGCGTGTACTATGCGCCTATCACGCAGGACGACGCAAACGGCTACGTGGCTGGCACGCCTGTCAGCCTGGCACCGATGATGGACCTGAAGGCAACCCCGTCGACCGCGAGTGAGACGCAGTACGCCGATAACGGTCCGTTCGACAGCATCAGCGCGGAGGGTGATACCGCTCTAGAAGGGACGGTGCCCAACCTACCCGAGTCGGTGCTGGCTGCATTATCTGGTGCGGTCTACGATGCGGTCAATGGTCGCATCTTCGACGACGCCGACCCGAGCCTCGCGCCGTATTTCGCGCTGGGATATCGCTTCAAGAAATCCAACGGCAGCTACCGCTACCGCTGGTATCTCAAGTGCCGCCTGCAGAAACCCGCCGAAGAGGGCCAGAGTCAGAGCAACGCGGTCAACGTCAAGGCGCAGTCCTTGAAGATTACCGCAATGAAAACGATCTACAAGTTCGACCTGCTCGGGGACGGATCGCGTATGCAGGGCGTCAAACGCGTTCACGGTGACGCGGACGATCTCGCCTTCAGCGCAACCAACTGGTTCACGTCTGTGCAGGTGCCATCGGCTGGATCGCCCGCTGCGTTCTCGCTCTCCTCGGTGCCCGCAGATGCGGCTGCCAGTGTGGTTGTCACGGCTGATGTCGTGTTGACCTTCAGCAACACCCTGCGCGGCGGAGCCGAGGACGCCATCATCCTGACCAGTGCCGCTGGTGTGCCTGTGGTCTGTGCGCGCACGATCAACAGCACTCGCAAGATCGTCACGCTCAACCCAAGTGCGAGCCTGAGCGCGTCCACCGACTACCTGGTGATCGTGCCTGGCGTCGTCGACGTCCACGGCCAGAGCCTGGCCAACACGGTGATCAACTTCACCACCGCGTCGTAACTCATACCAGGGTGCCATCCTCACCCTGCGAGCGGGCCACACGCTGAGTTTAGCCGCCCCGTGGCGCAAGCGGCTGGTGTATGGGAGCATTATGCAGCACGCACTTAAATTGACGCTCTATAACGCAGATGACAGCATCCACCGCGAGCTGTCGCGGTCCATTGTGCCCTGGGGCATCCTGGAACGCGCGCTTGATTTGCAGGATGCGTTTGCTAGTCTGGAAACTGACGAGAGCGGTCAGATAGTTGGCGTCACCCGCGAGCACGTCCAAGAGCTGACAGATTTTGTCGTGTTCGTGTTCGACGACACGGTCACGCGTGAAGAGCTCAAGCGCAAAGCGTCGGTTGTCGACATGCTGGCGCTGTATCGGCAGATCTTCGCGATGGTGCAGCAGACCATGCCTAAAAACCCTACGATGGCCCTGGCGAAGAGCAAGGCGGACCTGCGGAAGGTGCGCCAGGGCAGGTAAGGAACTGGGGGCGCAGGATCAAGTACATGCTTGTGGATACAGGCAAACTTGGATCCATGCGCGAGATCGAGCAGACAGACATGCGCTCGGTGCTGCTGTTCCTGGTTGAGTATCCCGCCTTCAAGGGCGAGCAACCGCCGAACGAGCGGCGCGTGTTTGGAGATCAGACTGATTTTGCATAGGTGATGATACATGGGCGAAGCGATCGAGGCACTCAGCGGAAAGCTGGGGTTGGATACCACAGATTTCAAGACAGGCATCTCTGCGGCAAATCGCGAGCTGCGTGTGTTGGAGTCTGGTTTTCGCGCCTCGTCTGCATCCCTGGGGGATTACACAAAATCGGTAGACGGGCTGGAACTGCGTATTAAATCGCTGACAGGCCAGATGGATATCCAAAGGGCCAAGGTTGCTGCGCTGCGCGAAAACTACGAGGAGCAGGTCCGTGTCCACGGCGAGAGCAGCAAAGCCGCGCAGGATGCCGAGATCAAACTCAACAAAGAGACCGAGACGCTCGGAAAAATGGAAAATGAGCTCAACAATTCCGAGCAGGCTCTGCAGGAGTTGAGCAGCGCCGAGACTGAAGCAGGGGATGAGGCTGACCAGGCTAGCGGCAAGGTCGATAATTTCAAATCCGTTCTGAGCGGCATGGGAACTTTCATCAAGGGCACGATCACGGTTGTAGTGGGCCTGGCTGTTGCGGTGGGCGCTGTATCCACTGCCATTGGCGGGCTGGTGTTTTCGACCGCTTCGGCCTCAGCTGAGTTGGTTGATATGTCCGCCAAGACGGGCATCAGCACCACGCGCCTGCAGGAACTTGCGTATGTAGGCGAGCAGGTGGGCACGTCGCAGGATACGATCACAGGATCGCTGGCGCGGTTGACTCGCTCGATGTCTGGCGCACAGACGCAATACGCCGACTATGCTGCCGCGCAGGCCGATGCCGCCGCGAAGGGCGAAGAGTTCGACGGCCAACTGGGCGACAGTGCTGCGGCCTTCGAGCGCCTGGGCGTGAGCGTCACAGATAGCAGCGGCAACCTGCGCGACTCTGAGGCCGTGTTTGCGGACCTGATTACCGCCCTGGGCAAAGTGCCCAACGAAGCCGAACGCGACGCGCTGGCCATGTCGATCTTCGGTAAATCGGCAATGGAGCTCAACCCGCTGATCAAGGCGGGATCTGATGAGCTGGCACGATTGAGCGATGAGGCGCATAAAGTAGGCGCGGTCATGTCCGAGGAGGATGTGGCAGCCTTCGAGGCGTTTGACGATACGCTTGCCAGTTTACAGATGGGCCTCAAGGGCACGCTTGGAACGCTGGCCGCGTCATTCCTGCCTGGATTCCAGGCTGTGTTTGACCAGGCTGGCGGGTACCTGCAAACCTTTTCCGCGATCGTCAGCGGCGCGGATGGCGACATCGGTAAGATCGCAGATGGCCTGGGCGGGCTGATCGGTCAGATCATCGGTGACATTGCCACGCAGGCCCCGCAGATGATGACCGCGGGCCTGGGTATTTTGCAATCTGTGATCGATGCGATTATCGTTAATTTGCCTGTGCTGATTCCTGCAGCAATTGGCATGGTCACGACCTTGCTTGATTTCATCGTGCAAAATCTGCCGATGCTGATCGATGCGGGGTTGCAAATCTTGATCGCTCTGGTGCAGGGCATTGCAACCGCGCTGCCTACGCTGATCCCTGCGGTGGTCGAGGCTGTCATTACCATTGTCCAAACGCTGGCCGAAAACCTGCCCATGCTCATCGATGCGGCGCTGCAACTCATCCTGGCGCTGGCCGAAGGGCTGATCATCGCGCTGCCGATATTGATCGCTGCCATGCCGCAGATCATCTACACCATCCTCGATGCGTTGATCGATGCCCTGCCGCTCATACTGGACGCTGCCGGTCAGCTGATCGGGATGCTGGCGACGGGCATTGTGGCGGCCATCCCTGTTATTTTAGTTGCGATGGGCGAGCTGATCGTCTCACTGGCGCGCGTGATTGCAGATTTCTGGCTGGGATTGCCTGAGATGGGACGCAGTTTTGTGCGCGGCCTGGCAGATGGCATTCGAAATGCCAGTGGATGGTTATGGAGCGCAGTTACGGACCTAATCAACGGGATGTTGGCGCGCATCATGAACCTGCTGGATATGCACTCTCCGTCTGGCGTTGGGCGCGGCATTGGCTGGAATTTAGTCGATAGCCTCGGCCTGGGCGGAGAGGATGCCATGCCAGGCGTGCAGCGCAAAATGGAACGCGTAATGAGCGGCCTGACTGCCAGCCTGCAAGCCAACCTCTCCCCGATGGCAGGGATGCAGCCTGCTTTCGCAACTGTCTCGGGTGGGAGCATCTCCATTGGCGACATCTACGTGGATGCGCGCGGAGTGGGCGGTACTCCCAAGGCGGTTGGTGAGGCTGTATCTGACGCGGTCCTCAGGCGCCTGCGGGCACGGGGAGGCGCGTAGTGTATCGGCTGATCCGTTTCGGAGACCTGTCTCTTGTGGGCGCCAACCAGGTGGATGATATTGGCTCGGGAGTCACGCCAACGTCTTACCAGGCGCTGCCCACTGGCGGCGCGCTGGACCTGTACGGTAATCGCCAGATGCACCCAGGCGCGGTTGAGCGCGTGCACGCTATGCGCCTGCGTGTTGCCACGGAAACGGCGGATGAGTATCTGCAACTGCTGGCTCTGCGTGGCAAAAGGGACAGGCTATATCGCCAGATGCCAGACGGCAGCATCCACTGGATGTATGCACGCCTGGTGGAGGTCTCGGCGCAGCGCCATTACGAGCAGGCGCAGTACAAACTGATCCAGGACGTGAGTCTGCGATTTGTGACCAGCTCGCCGACGTGGAATGGACGAGCGATTGGAACGTGGTATCTCGACACAGGTGAGTACCTGGATAATGGACTGCTGCTGTCGATGGCCGTCGACGTGGATGGCGCAGACACGGAATTTGTGCTGGCCCTAAACCCAGATAGCGCCCCTGTGCATGCGATGCGAATCACGATCACAAATCTAGGGCTGGATGCGGACATGCCCAGCTTCGAGCTGAGCCGCGCAGGCGGGGAGTCTCTCGATTTTTCGGCGGCTGTGGATGGGGAGCTTATCCTCGATACAGGCGCGATGCAGGCGCTGAACGGTGGCGTAGACAGGTACGATGCGCTTATCCTAGGTGCGTCGTCCGATCTATCCGCCTGGATAACGCTACAGCCAGGGACAAATACGATGGCCGTGCATGTTCCATCTGCTGCGGCGCACGGGACGATCAGTTTCGCGCTATACGAGGCCTGGTACTAATGCTGCGCCTATCTGCGTTTGGAGACCTATCTCTCGTTGGTGCCAACCAGGTGGATGACATCGGCTCAGGAGTCACGCCGACCGCATACCAGCCGCTTTCCAACGGCGGCGCATTAGACCTGTTTGGCGACCGCCAAATGGCCCCAGGCGCAGTCGAGCGCGTCCACGCCATGCGCCTGCGCGTTGCCGTGGAAACGGTGGATGATTACTACCGCCTGTTGGCCCTGCGTGGCAAGCGGGACAGGCTGTATCGGCAGATGCCAGACGGCAGCATCCACTGGATATATGCGCGCCTGACGGAGGTCTCTGCACGGCGCCATTATGAGCAGGCGCAATACAAATTGATCCAGGACGTGAGTCTGCGGTTCTTGGCCGAGGGCGCCATCTGGAACGGTGCGCTGCGTGAGATCACCGTATCGTCGCCCATATCCCCGCAAGGGATCGAGATCGCTATGCCAGGTAGCGCGCGTGTGACTGCGCTCCTGATCGAGATGACAGCAGGCAGTGCGAGCACTGGGATCACACTAGCGCGCGAAGGCGGCGAGAGTCTCACCTACGCAAGCAGCCTGGCTGAGGACGCAATCCTTGTAATCGATACAGGCGCGATGCAGGTCAGCGCTGGCTCGGAGATTGCCCCGTTCAACAGTTTGCAATTGACGCCAGGCGCTGGACAGTCGAACTGGTTCAGCCTCGTGCCGGGCAGTAACCCACTGACGCTCACGACCGCTACAGGCGTCATCGATCAAATCAAAATTACTTTTTATGATGCGTGGTGCTGATGATTATCAAAAATTATTGGGTCGAAATTTTGAACGCTTCCAGCGTGCGCTACGGCAGGGGCCCCCTGCGCGTACAGAGCTGGACCAACACCAGCCTGCTCTCGGCCAGTGGAGAATTTACTTTCGACGTTTCGGCGGCAGATCCAAATATCTCAGTGCTGGCTGAGAAGCGCGTGGCCGTGTGCAAGTACATCGGCGCTGATGGCGTGTTGCGCATCTTTGGCGGTGGTGTGATCGATAAGATTACGGCCACCATCGCCGAAGATGGCAGCCTGATGTACCACGTGGTCGGGAACGACCTGGCGCGCGAGTTGACCTATCGTAACGTGGGCGCGCTGGCGCTGACGGATGGTGCTGGGGCTGGCGTGTTGGATGGTCCAGAGCAGATCATGGCGCTGGCCCCGAGTGGCTGGAGTATCACAGGCGGGACGACCGACGCGGAGATCTACGTGGGTTTCGATGGCGAGACTGTGCTGGCTGCGCTGGCGCGAGTTGGGGAGCGTGCTGGGGAGCATTGGCGGCTCGGGACGAACCGCGTTATTGAGTGGCTAGGGCCCAGCAGCGGATTCTCCGCGTCAGGGGTGCGGGCGATCCAGCACGTCAACGATCCAATCGCGGCTGAGGCACTGACCAACATCGTGGTAGTTACATCTCTCGAAGAGCTTTCGGATACTGCCGACCTGGTCACGCGAGTCATCCCGCGTGGATCAGGAACTGGCAATGTCGTACTGACGCTGGCCACCGCCACGGATACGCCTCCAAGCGGCTATGTGCTGGATGCTGTTGAAAACTACGTTAAGCGCACCGCGTCCGAGACGACCTATGGCAGGATCGAGCGCGTCCTGGATTTCAAAGATATCGGGCCGCTCTCGAACTCGACCGCGGACATGCAGGCGGCTGCCAACACCCTGATGCGAGCGAGCGTCGAGCATTTGCGTCGTTATGGTCAGCCTTGTAAGTTTTACGAGCTGGGTCTGGCTAACGTCAATGTCCTATTGCAGCCAGGAACGCTGTTGCCTGTGCAATATCGCGTCCTGCTCAACGGCGCGGTCGTCAAGGATATCAACGAGACGTTGATCATCGTTTCGGTTGATAACACTATCAGCGCGGAGGGCGCGCACACCTCCAGCGTGCAGGTCGCAACCATTGACAGGCTGCCGCTGTCAGATGCGGATTACCTGGCGGTACAGTCGCTCAACGCAACTGTGCTCTCCACACACCAGCAGCTCGGGCCGAGCGTTGACACCATGACCTACCGTGACGAGATGGACAATTCACACGGCGCATCCATGCGCTTTTGGCTGGGAGAAGAATACACCAGCATCCAGCGGGCGGTTTTGCGCTTTCGCATCCAGCCGATGAGATCAACAATAAAGAACGCGGCTGGGCAGGGTACAACCACCTCAGCAGGTGGAGGGTCCACCAGCGGCAGCGGCGGAGGATCAACCAGTGGCAGCGGCGGAGCTGGTACGCACACGGCCAGCGACGAGATCTCATGGTCGTACGTAAATACGACGCTCGATATCGCGTCTGGCGCTAATCACTATCATGGCATCGGCGCAACCATGCACACGCATCCAGTGTATATACCAAATCATACGCACTCGGTTCCAGCGCACACACACAGCACGCCAGATCACACCCACTACTTCACCCCTGCGATCTCGGTCACTTATGGCATCTATGAGGAGAGTGGCGCCAACACGCTGGCCCTGGCCGACCTGGTAATCAAGCTTAATGGCGGTGCAGACCTGCGCTCTGCCGTGGTCGATATCGGCGGAGGATGGTATGA